TTCAAATGTAAACATCGACCCGAATTCTCCAAACATTATTAGTAGAGTAATTGGTGATAGATATCTATCAATTGATTCTTTGGGTAAAATTACAGAAACAGGAGATTGGAAAAATAATTCAAAATATATTAGAATTATCAATTTAAATACTAATGCACCGGTACAAGCAGTACCTTTTGGCCACGCCGCATATTCTTTACCTATTTCAGCATCAGCTGCAGTTGGTTCATTAATACCATCAGTAACTTTCTCAACAGGTTCAGTTGCACAATCAGGTTCAACATTGTATCCTGGTATTGACTTAGAAAATAATTCAGATAATAGTATTTACTTAAAACCAATTCCAACAGGAGCAGGTGTAGGAGCAAATTCAGTATTTGGTTTAGATACAACATCACAAAATTCATTAAAAGTTGGTGATACAAGAGCACAATTTATAGTAGCATTTCAAAGTGGTTTTGATGGTATGAGTCCGGCAACTCCAATTTATAAAGGAGCTGATATTATTGCAGGTAACTCACAAGGATTTAATTTAACTAACGCAGCATCATCCGGTTCAGTAGCATATATGAAATCAATCAACGCTTTATCTAACTCAGATGAGTGGGATATCAATATGATTGTAGCACCTGGTGTTGTACAAAGTCAACACGCATACATTTCAACTGCATTAGTAGATTTAGCAGAACAAAGAGCAGACGCATTTTTATTATTAGATAGTACAGTTGCAGGAGATTCAGTTGTAAGTGCAATCAATCAAGCGGGTAATTTTGATACTAACTACGCAGCATCTTACTACCCTTGGATTAAAACAATTGATGTCAATACAAGTAAGTTAATTACAGTTCCACCATCAGTATTACTTCCAGGCGTATTCGCAGCAAATGATAGAGTAGCAGCTGAATGGTTTGCACCAGCTGGTTTAAATAGAGGTGGTTTGACAGGAGCAGTTAGTGTATTAAATAGATTAACTCAATCTGAAAAAGATGCATTATACGAAGCAAAAGTTAACCCAATCGTTCAATTCCCAGGACAAGGTATCGTAGTATTTGGTCAAAAGACTTTACAAGATAAACCATCTGCATTGGACAGAATTAATGTAAGAAGATTGTTATTAACAGTTAGAAAATACATAGCATCTACTTCAAGATACTTAGTATTTGAACAAAACACAGCAGAAACAAGAAACAGATTTTTAAATATCGTTAACCCTTATTTAGAGTCAATCCAACAAAGACAAGGTCTTTACGCTTTCAAAGTAGTAATGGATGACACTAATAATACTCCAGATGTAATTGATAGAAACATTATGAAAGGTGCTATCTACTTACAACCAACTAAGACGGCTGAATTCATTCAAATTGATTTCAACATTTTACCAACTGGAGCAGCATTTAACGGATAATTTAAGAAATAGATATTTATATAAGAACAACATAAAAAATAAAGTAAAATGCCAGAAATATTAGAGTTTGACAAAATGTTCTATAAGAATTTTGAACCAAAGTTAGGTAATAGATTCATTATGGAAATCAATGGTATCGAGTCTTATATTATTAAGACCGCAAGTAGACCAACATTTACATCTGAGGTAGTTGAGTTAGACCATATCAACGTAAAGAGAAAGATTAAAGGTAAATCAACATGGGATGATATCACTATCACTCTTTATGACCCAATTGTACCAAGTGGTGCACAGCAAGTTATGGAGTGGGTTAGACAATCACATGAGTCATTAACAGGTAGAGACGGATACGCTGCATTCTACAAAAAAGATATCACTTGTTATCTATTAGGACCAGTTGGTGATAAAATTGAACAATGGACTTTAAAAGGAGCATTTATTAGTTCAGCAAACTTTGGTGAGTTAGATTGGGCTTCAAATGACCCATTGTCAATTGAATTAACTTTGACTTATGATTACGCAATTTTAGAATTCTAATTTAAAATAAAAGATATAAAAGAAGGGAGACAGAAATGTTCTCCCTTTTTTTATTTTTTTGAAAAGTTTATATATATATAATAAACAACAAAGTTATATTATGGAAGAACAATTTGAACAACAAGTTACTAGAGGTTTACAATCACAACCTACTCAAAAAGAGTATTCAGCACCAAAACAATATCCTTTTCCTACGGAAATTATTAGTTTACCATCAAAAGGTTTGGTATATCCTGAAAGTAATCCATTATCAAAAGGTGAGATTACAGTTAAATTAATGACTGCAAGAGAAGAAGATATCCTTACATCTACTGCGTTAATTAAAAAAGGTATTCAATTAGATAAATTATTAGAATCTATTGTAGTTGAACCTGGAGTAAACATTAATGATTTAGTTATTGGTGATAAAAATGCAATTTTAGTAACATCTAGAATATTAGCATTTGGACCAGAATATCAGGCAAAAATAAATGACCCGTTTGATAATGAAGAAATTGATATTACTATTGATTTGTCTCAAATAAAAATCAAAGAAATTGATGAAAATAAATTAAATAGAAGTAATGAATATGATTTCTTTTTACCTATTTCTAAAACAAATATAAAATTTAAATTATTAACTCATGGTGATGAGTTGTTTATTAATAAAGATATAGAAGCAAGTCAAAAAACTTTAAAACAATCAAACGAAATTACAACCAGATATAGAAGAATGATTACCGAAGTTGATGGTAATAGAGATGCAGGAACAATTAGTAATTTTGTAACAAATAGACTATTAGCAGGAGATTCCAAATCTTTAAGAAAATATATTGTAGAAATTACACCTGATTTGGATTTAAAATTTGATTACACATCTCCTATAACTGGTGAAACGGAGGCACTTCGAATTCCTTTTGGGGTTGGGTTTTTTTATCCTACCGACTAATTATAGTTCCTATCTTCATAAAAAGATTTTTCAAATGGTTTACTATGCAAATGGTGGATTCAATTGGAATGACGTTTACTATATGCCAATTAAACTTAGAGAGTTTTATTATAGAGAACTATTAAGTGCAAAAGAAACGGAAAAGGAAGAAATGGAAAAAGTTAACGCAAAATCAAAAACAAGTTCGTCTAGAGTAAGAAGACGATAATTAAATATTGTTTATATTTATACATAAACATAATATAATACTTATGCCTAAGCAAACATTAATAGAAGTTAAATTACTTGATAAAATATTAAATTTTTTTGGTGGTGGAAGTAGTACATCTACAAAAGAAAAATTTTTAGATACCGTTAGAAAAAGTGACCCACAATTAGCTAGGGCATTTGATGGTTGGGAAAATGATTTTTTAAAATTGTTAGATAACACCAGAAAAATATACGTCAAAAACGGAAGAGATACAAAAGAAATCGACAATCTTATTAGAAAATACAGAGGATAATAATTCTACATAGACATGCCATTTCAAGGACCCGACTATACAAAAGAACAAGCAAAACTTGTTAGAGATTTACAAAAAAGCCAGCAAGAATTAGAAAAATTGCAGGCTAATTTGATTAAAGGGGACAAAGTACAGCTTGAACTCATTAGAGAGCAAAACAAAAAAGTTAAAGATTTACAAAAAATTTATAAGGATAACGCTAAAATTATTAGTGATACCGTTAGTGATTTTGAAGAAATGGATGATACCATGGTTAGTTTCGGTAACACCATGAAAGGTAATAATAAATTAGTACAACTTCAAGCTGATAATTTTACAAAAGTTAAACTTGTTGCGGCTAGTATAGCAGATGAAGTAACAAAGGGTGGTACGGCGAACCAAAAAACTGGAAAACAAGTATTAGCTTTGTCAAATCAATACAAAGCTATGAATACCTCAATTGCACAAATCAATAAAGATTTTGCAATGGGTAAAATGTCAAATGAAGAACGTATTGAACAAATTAAAAGACAATCCGAAGCATTCCAAGATGTAGCTAACTCAATAGATAGGAGTAAAATTACATCAGAAGATTTAAAAAATCAAATAGAAGCTATGACAAATGAAAGTCATAGTTTTACAAAAGGAATGGAGCAAGCTCAAATAAAATCTGAACAATTAGACCAAGTATTTGAATCATTTGAGGGTATACCGGCATTAGGTCAAGTAAATAAATTACTTAAAACAAATATAAAAGATACTGTTGCATTTAAAGCAGCAGTATTTGCATTGGGTGCAGCATTAGGTAAAGCAGCTTTTGATTATTTTGGTGCACCAATGAAAGCTGCAT